AATGCCGATCGGTAAATTGGGCTGATGCGCGCTTGGCCCCTCATTCCGTCGGCCCCCAACCTGGATAGACTGGATGATCACCACGCGCATAGGTGAGATACCCGATCCAGATTCCATCCTCGACCTTGACCCGACGATACTGCGCAGAGCCATTCGCGCAGTTGATATGCAGAACATCTTCGGAGAAATAGAGGGCATCCGAAGCAACAGCCGGATCGACGCGGATTTGTTTCGGCCAAAACGAAACGGCATACAGGCGGCGGACTCCATTTTCTATGCGCTCTTGAAATTTCATCTCATGGTTTTTCACTTCGCTGCCCCCTTCTGAAATTCGATTTTCATGTTCGCAATCCTGTGCCTGTCCTGTTCCGTGTAGGGTTTGACGACAACACCGGGCGGTGGGTTGAACAGCATCTGAGCGAAGCCCTCCAATTCCTCCAGCGTTGAAATCCGATCTAACTGATCACTCACGGCGGTCACCCGTTGGCCCTCTTCATGGCTTTCGTCTGGAGGCCCAACGCCTTCAGGTGACGAACAACGGACCGTTCGGAAATGCCAAGCCGCCGCGCCAGCTCGGCTCCGCTGATGTCATTCGTGAAGGCCGCTTTGACCCTTGCGAGTTCGTCAGCGCCTCCATTTTTCATGTGAGTTTCCGAGCGGGAGAAATGCAGCCCCTGCGAGGACGCATCGGCATAGACCTGGTGGATCTTGACGTTGAGAAGAGAGGAAATCTCTTCCGCGGTCATGCCAGCGTTATAGTGTTTCGCGACCGCAGCGCGCCGTTTCTGAACCCTCTCGGATCGACCTTTCGAGGCTGCGCTACCGGCCCATCTGGTCTTCTCGACATCTTTCGAAACGAGGTGTTTTCCGTCCCACTCATACCCAGGATGCCAGGTCGCGCCGTTCGCGCATTTGGTGACGCCTTGTTTTTCGATATGCTGGTCGATCAGGGCCCGCTCTGCGGCTGTGATGATGTCCGTCATAGCAGCGACCCTTGAACGATTTTCCCTTGCTCATCTTTTTGAACACCTTGGTCGCGCTCGATCCTTTGGAGTGCGAGGTGCGCATAGTCAGGGTTCAGTTCGATCAGGGTGGCGTCCATTTGCATCCGGTCGGCCACCAGCCCGGTTGTTCCAGCGCCGCCGAACGGATCAAGGACGGCACCACCAGGCGGGCACCCGGCAGCGAGGCAACGCTCAACCAACTCGGGAGGAAAGGTCGCAAAGTGCGCGTCTTTGAATGGTTTGGTGGCGATCTTCCAGACCTGGACCGGGGCTGGTTCATAGTTGCGAAGATTGCGGCCGTTTTCCTGCTGCTCTTCTTTCGACATCTGGTCCCAGCGCTCGTTGAAACCGACATGACGCCGACCGTGGCCGCGCTGCTTATTTCCCACAACGCTTCTTTTTCCCATTTCTGAATTGTTGGTGCGGCCGCAGGTGTATGCTCCACCTCGGAAGATCTTTGCATCTTCGTCACTTGCTCGACCCTGACGCACCGCCTCGCGATCGTAGAGATAGCGCGGGGCCTTGGTGAACATGAAAATCTTCTCATGCGCGGTTGCGGGCCGGTCCCGGATGCTTTCCGGCATCGGGTTCGGCTTGGCCCAGATGATTTCAGACCGGACCCACCAGCCCCATTCCTGCATTGCGATGGCGAAACGGTTGGGCACCATGCACAGGTCTTTGGGTTTGAGATAGCCGCCAGAAATTACACGGCCTTTATGTGCAGCCTGCCCATTGGAGCCCTTGTTATTTGTCCGCCCGCGCCGATCCTGGGCTTCATGATCAGGTGAAAAGATTGGACCCACCGTGGAGAAAGGTTTGTCGCGGAACGTCCGGTCATCACCTCCGGCAGCCTTTGTGTCGGCAGCACTTCTTCCGTTCGGCGTGGTCGCATAGCAATCGCCATAATTGACCCAGAGCGTACCTGTGTCCTTGAGAACGCGATGGATCTCAGCAAAGACGGTCAACATCACATCCAGGTGCTCAGCCAGCGTGGGTTCCAAACCGATCTGGCCTTCAACACCATAGTCGCGAAGCCCCCAATAGGGCGGCGACGTGACCACGCAATCAAAAGTCTCGTCAGGAATTTCGCGCAGGCGATCCATAACGTCGCCAATGAGAACAATTACCGTCATACCAAGGACACCCGAAGCGGGGTTTGACCGTTCTCGTGCCTCTGCAGGGCGATCTCAGCGGTGCGAATAGGTTCCATCTCGGTCTTGATGCGCGCAGCAATCTGCCCAGGCAGAGGTTTCCTTGCGCAGTTCGGGTTGTTCGGGCCGATCCACCAAATGCAGGCATCGTGCAATGCCCACTCCGGAGGGTTGCCGATAATTTCCAGCCAGTCGTTGGCGACATCGGCGGCCTGCCCCGCTGGCAATGGGCTGACGAAATAATGGTTCAGCAATGACACGACCCGCTTTGCAACAGTCCGATCACAGGCGGGTTCACTCGCCACCACCAGAACTGCCTTTACCTGTTCAGCCTCAGCTGCGTCGGCGAAGGGCAGCGTCAAGAAATGCGTCTGCTTGTGCCTGATGGACGTTACCGCCAGCCGGGCCGCGCCGAGGGTTGTGGGGTGAGATATTTCCGTTGTCATCGACGGCCTCCATCTTCGGGGTTCTGCAGTTGCGCATCCAGTTGCGCCAGGTCGCTTTCCAGTCGGCTTTCCGACCAGGTGCGCCCGGTTTCGCTATCCAGTAATCCTTGAACTTCTCGGCCTCGCTCCGAACCGCATCGACCGACCACCCTTCGGCTACGGCCCAATCGCCCCAATCCTTTGGCAGTTGCCAATCGTCCGGTAGCCTTGTGCCGCGAGGACTTGCCTTGGGTGAGGAAGTGGGTTGCGAAGGAACAGCGAGGGCGAGTTGTTGGGTAGGCGCGGAAGCGCCGTCCCCACCCTGAATTTCATCAGGTATTGAATCTATATTAGGTTTGTCCCGCTGCTGTCCCGCTGCTGTCCCACCGGTGTCCCGCTGCTGTCCCGCATCGTGTCCCGATGCTGTCCCATTATAGTTTGGAGTGTTTTGGATTTCGTCGTAATCACAGACGGTTATGATGTTCCCACCTGTCCCGCTTTCGATTTTGATTATGTCCCGCTTTTCGAGACGCTTGAGAAACCTATCGACCGTCGACTTTGACCAATCCCAGGCTTCGGCCATAAAGCGAACAGAGACAAAAAGCTGTCCTCGATCAGTGTGTGCGGTCGTGTTCAGGATCCGGCGTTCGCGAGGTTTGTATGAAGCCTCCATCACGATCCAGATGTAGGCCTCTCGCTCAGTGAGCGGCTGGGACTTGAAAGCTGGATCTTTCCAGATGGTCCTCGCGATATTGACCGTCCCACTCATATCAGTCCATCCGCGACATGGGACCGGTCGTCGTAGACGTTCGACGTCGCCAGATCGACATAAAGGGGAACGGTTTTCAGGGGGCCAGAACGCTGCTTGGCGATGATCACGTCCATCTTGTCGTGGCAACGCTCTAGCGCTGCGCGCAGGTCGGCTTCCTTCTCGACATCACCGCCGCCGAGGTTGTTCAGGCGCCGCTCAAGGTAATAGGCCTCGCGATAGGTGAACATCACAACATCAGCGTCTTCTTCCAGCTTCCCGGACTCCCTGAGATCAGCCAGCATCGGCGTGGGAGGATCCCGCTGTTCGACCTGTCGGCTCAGCTGGGCCAGGGCCACGACCGGCACGTTCATCTCGGTCGCAAGGCTCTTGCAGAGGTCGGACGCCTCGGACACGCGGTCGTAGGTGGACTTTGCTCGGGATGACTGGATCAGTTGCAGGTAATCGAGGACGATCAGGCCCAACGGACATGCGCTATCGTCCATGCGCTGTTTCGCGCGCTTCGCCGCCGCTCGTAGCCGGGACACCTCGCGCACATCGCGCTCACCCATGTAGATCGGCAAGGACTCCTGCCGCTTGCTCTCTTCGACAAGGGCGCGCATTTCGGCCTCGCTCAAGTCACCCTTGAGCATCCGATTGTAAGGGATCGTCGCCTTCCGCCGCGCAAGCCCCAAAGACAGGAACCGCGTGGCGACCGCTTCAGCGTTCATTTCCAGTGATGGAAAGAACACGCCAGTGCCAGCTTCGGCCGCGTTGAAGATGAAGTTCTGGGCCAACGTGGTCTTACCCATCGAAGGCCTGGCCCCGATCAGGATCATGTCGCCGCCGCGCATCGTGCCAATGGCGGCGTCCAGCCGACCGAGGCCGGTCGGAACGCCAGGCGGGCTCACACCCTGGTAGGCATCATTGATCTGCTGCACGGCGCCGATGATGGCGCTCAGGTGGGACCGGATCAGGGGCTTCACGCTGGTCTTGTTCAGAAGGCCCCCCGCGGCGGTTTCGACGTCGGTTGCAATTGCCGCAGCGGCATCCCCGCCTTCGATCCGCAGTCGGGCATCATCAAACGACGCAAGCATCTGTCGCTTGGCCGACAGGTCCGAAATAATCGAAGCGTAATCGACAACTGCAAACGAACTGATGGCAGCCCCGGCAAGACGCACGAGATACTTCGGTCCGCCCAGCTCAGCCAGGCCTTCATCGTTTTGCATCGCGGCTTTCAAGGTCACCGGAGACGCCAGCTGACCGGCGTCGATCCGCTCCTTGATCTTGTCGAAAATCCGCTGGTGAACCGGGTCGTAGAAGTCCGACGTGTCGATGACCCCCAGAACTCTGGAATAGGTCTCGTTGTTCGTCAGCAAAGCCCCCAGCAACTGCTGCTCGGCTTCGGGGCTGCTCGTGCAAGACGACAGGTCTTTCTGGGCTAGGCTATTGATCTCTGGCATGAAGTTCATCACCGAATAGGCCTGGGACCATCGAGACCCCGAACAGACGCACGCGGCCCAAGTGCCAAGCCGCCGCCGCATCGCTTTCATCGAAGTTGGCAACCTTCCATCCGAGGCGCTTGCAGGCCTCGAAGACCCGCGGTTTAGCCATGTCGGTGCGCAGGCTGCGCTCACCGATCAGATATTCACGAATGTCACCGACGGAATATTCAGCAACCTTGACGCCCTTCATCCGGGCCACCCCGAAAATGCAGCCACGGTAACCGAAGGCCTGCTGCACGCGGGCTTCCTTTCCAGCGACACCAGCGGCAATCCCCTTTTCGATCACCACGGCATCAGGCTTCCACTTGTCGATCAGTCGCGAGGTCATGCGAAGCGCTTGGCAGAACCGGATCTCTTGCGGATCATTCGGCTCTGCCAAGATCTCCGTGTGGCAGGCAGGCGCACCACGAACGTCGCCAAAAGCAACGCCCGTGACACGGCCCATATCGAAAGCCAGCAACTTCACTTCGCAGGCTCAGTTGTGGTGGTATCGGAGAAGATGTCCTGCGCTTCGTCACGCCATTTCTTCGACAGCATCACGTCAAACATCGGCTCGAAGGTGCGCAGAAAATCGGCACGCGTCGTCTCGCTCATGGCGTTGATCTCGCGGATCATGCCGGCTGCCCGTTTGTGCCAACCCGTGTCAGCCAGAACCGACTTCAAATGAGATCGCAGAGAGCCGGTTGCTTCAGATATGGCCTTCTGCTTGTTCTCCATGTCTGAAATGAATGTTTCGAGATCTGCATAATCGACCTCAAGTTGCGAGTTGTCGCCGATGGTCTTGTCGTCCTTGGGCATGATGTTTCTCCTTATGCCGATGGTGGAAGTCGGGTGACCGGCTCTGCCCGAAGGCAAGCAGTCACATCCCAAGGCGTCTGAAATATTTTTCCGCCTTGGTTTTCAGTCGGATGTAGGCCTTGAAGGCACGCTCCGCGCGCGCCTCGTAAAAGCGTGCGCGGAGATAATCGAACAGCCTCATCTCCGGCCCTCGATCTTGTCGAACACGACCTCGGCCCCTGCGATCGCCATGACGGCCATCACGTAGCGCAGGCTCGCGTCGTTGTTGCAGCGCAACCAATTGGTGACCTGACGCGGTGACACGTCCAGGACCCGGGCTGCACGCAGGGCCAAATCGGCCTCGGAATGCGTCGGGAAGGCACGCCACAAAAGGGCGGCAAACCATTTACGGGAGGCTTCGGCCTGATCCCGGCCAGTTCTTGCAAGATTTTTCAAGGCTTTGTCTCCATGTTTCACATGTGAAGATGAAACAGGTTCAAAACTTGAGGGGGTTCGAAAGGCGGCGGTCATTGTGCCGCCGCCTTCAACTCTTCTTCGGCTTCGTCATCTGGAAAGAAATCATTTGGCGTGATCTCGATATTCAGACGCTTCGCCTCTCGCAACAGAACGACCGAGCGCTTCATTGGAATAAGCCCGTCCGTACCGCCGCGCTCTTTGGGCTGCGTCCATTTCCAGACCTGGGAGGAGTGAACCCCGGTCAGATCGGAAACGGCCTTCGTGCCGCCAAAGGCTTTTATGATGCTGTTTGCTGGTTCCATGACACATCAACTTGCGAAAATCCCTACAACTGTCAAGCATTTTGTATCGTATTTCACCATATGCAGGTGGTGATCTTTTCGCTTAGGTCAGGTAATGGACGTGATTGATAGCAACTGGATCAAGGCGAGGATGACCGGCAAGCGCGGCGAGCAAGCCCGCCTGGCTGAGGCTATGGGCATCGACAATGACAAGATGTCGAAGGTCTTGCGTGGCGACCGTCGAGTTCAGCCAGAAGAGATACCGGCCGTCCTGAAATTCTTCGGCGATCAAGTAGAGCAAACGACGATCTCCGGGTTCTCCGAAGATTCGCAGGCGCTAGAATCGCTGATACCTGTCTACTCCGTGGATGCCAGCGCAGGCGGTGGTTCCGTCGTGCTGGAGGAAGAGGTCACGCACAGCCTCGCGTTTCCGGCTGAATATCTTAAGAAACTGACCAGCAGCCAGATGGGCGATTTGGCCATCATCAGCGTCAAGGGCGACTCCATGGAGCCAACGCTCCTGGACGACGACGTGGTGCTGCTCGACTTGAGTAAAACGAACCTGTCTTTTGACGGCTTGTTCGTCCTGCGGTTTGACGACGTTCTACACGTCAAGCGGGTCGGGAGATCTGGACGCAAAGATCATGTGACCATCCTATCCGACAACCGCGACATCTACCCGCCGATCGAGGCGCCGACCAAAGACATCACGCCCGTTGGCAAGGTTCTCTGGTACGGACGCAAGGTCTGAACACCCCAAAATTTAGGCAGTCGCACCCGCTCTGAGCGGGTTCTTTTTTGCGTTACGTTTCAGCAAGCTACACCGTTTGCGGGTTTTGTAGTCCTTTTCACTACTTTTAGGCTTGTCGAAAAGTATCGTTTATCGCTATAAAGGGTCAGAACAAAACCGCCACACGGAGACCCCAAATGCGCGATCACTTCGATCACGAGATCAGGACGCTAGAGCCTGACGAACTGATTACCGAGCCCGGTTTCTACAACATTCCGATGGAGAGACACCACAACCAGCCCTGTGATGGCTACAGCGTGACAAGCTCGGTGCTGCGGACAGTCGAGTTGAACAGCCCCGCCGATCTCTGGCTCCGGCACCCGGACAATCCCGACCGCGAAGTCGAGGACGACAAGACCGCGTTTCGGCTTGGCAGGGTCATGGCCGCATACATCGAACGCGGACCCGAAGGCCC